TTATTTAGTGATGAGTAAAACAATTTTTGTTGTTGAAAACTGTGGATAAATGGCGCATTACGCCAAATCTACGCCAAAATATAGATAAGCTATTGATTTTATAAAATGAATTGGTGCGCCCGGCGGGCACTTGACTATAAATAACAACTTCCTAGGTTTTTCTATCTTTTCTTATTATTTCATATAAAACAAACAAATGCCAAATTGGCTATTAATCTGTACTTCTATTATTTCGTATTTTTTCCTATTATTTCAATTACCACAATTACGCCAGACTTACGCCAGAAAAATTATGGCTTCTTTTAGACAACGAAACGATACATGGCGAGCCGAGATAAGTGTAAACGGAATTCGCGAAAGTGCAACCTTTGATACAAAAGCGCAGGCTAGGGCTTGGGCATCCAAACGCGAGACACAATTACGTGAACAATCGCATGGTAAGCTTCCTGACCATTCTTTTTTAGAAGCAATTGAACGCTATCTAAGTGAAGTGAGTGTTAAAAAGAAAACTCATGAGAATGAAGTTAAGAGAATGGCCTTCTTTAAACGTGAGTATAAAAAGCTTTGTCAAAAGCCATTAGCCAAAGTTACAACGGACGATTTAGTACAATGGCGTGACTCACGATTGAAAGAAGTGCAGGGCGCTACCGTTAGACGTGAAGCTAATATATTGGCGTCTTTATTTACCGTCGCTCGAAAAGAATGGAAGTGGATAAGGGAGTCGCCTATGGCAGATTTAACTTTGCCACCTCCTTCTAAGCACCGGGATAGACGAATTGCGCAAGATGAAATTGATAGATTATGTCTTGCAGCCAATTGGGATAATAATGTTCCGGTAAACTCAACTCAGCAAATTATTGTTGCTTTCTTATTTGCTATTGAAACTGCAATGCGTGCAGGAGAGATTGTTGGCTTAACTTGGGATCGAGTCTATTTAAAAGATAGATATCTTGTTTTGACTGAAACAAAGAATGGTACTAAGCGAAATGTACCGTTATCCAAGCGTGCAGTTGAGTTGCTAACTTTATTAAAAGGTCTGGATAGAAAACGAGTCTTCACTTGTAACACTCAAAGTTTTGATACGCTGTGGCGTAAGATAAGGGATAGATGCCAAATCACTGATTTACACTTTCATGATACTCGCCATGAAGCATGTACACGCCTTGCAAGGAAATTAGAAGTATTAGACTTGGCTCGGATGATTGGGCATAAAGATTTAAGAAGTTTAATGATTTACTACAACGCTACTGCAAGCGAAATTGCAACGAGGCTAGATTAGCCCCGTTTGCGTGGTCGTCCTCTTTTTGGCTCATCATCAGACTGTTCTCTTAACCAGTTCGATATTTCTGCCAAGTTCCAGCGTCTTCCTTGACCGCACTTAATGACATAGCGCGGTTTCGGGAAGGTTGGAAGGCAGCAGACTGCCGCCTTGAAGTGAACATCTTTATAGCCTAAAAACTCTGCTGCTTGTAAGTCATTAAGCCATATTTCTGAAGGTGGTAGTGCTACTACAAAGTTACTACCGATATTTGCAATTGCTGTCATTTCACCCCTCCTTACTTTCCGCTTCTCTTTTTTCAACCTCACGTAAAGCACATTTGTGTGCCTGCTCAATCTTAGTTAGATTCATCTTTACCGACACGCCATCGTGATAAATATTAAACAATGGTTGATCAAAGTCTTCATCATGATCACATTCAATTGCCACATGATCAGAATATTGGATTGACTTGCCATCAAACATTACTCGCACACCATTTGGGCAAGCCAATTCATCGTATAGGCCAGCTTGAGCAATGATTGAAATATTGTTTACGAAAGAATCAATATCTAATGGTGTTGCTGATTGCTGAAAACGATCTATCTCAGCAAGAATTAATTTTGATACTTCACTCATCCCTCAGCTCCCGATTCGCTTGCTTCAATCATTGCCTTATACCCAGTTTTACTCAGTGTTGACATTGGTGCGACTGAAGAACGTTCGTAAGCTTGGAACATTCTTTCCGTAGGCACTTTCGGTACTAAACAGTAACCCTCTGGCACCGCCTGAGCTTTGGATTTTTCTTGTTCTGCATGCAACAGCCAGCCAATGAACATAAAGTACTCACCAGTGGTTTTAAAATCCTTAACATCAAGACCAAATGTATTGAATTCTGTTTGTGCAAAAGCCTCTCTTTCCTTATTCAAATCTTTCATGCTGCTGCTCCCAAAATCACTTGTTTACGCTTGTCCAGTTCTTCTAAGAATTGATCAACACGGTTATTAATTTCTGTTATTACTTTTTCGTCTCGGTATAGGCGCTTTACAAATAACGGCATTGAAGGGCAATAGCTAATGAAATCAATCCATTCACGTTCTGCTGCTGAAATACCGCCCATACATTGGTAGTAATGCTCTGGTGGTAAAACACCTTCATAAAGGATCTGCGCTTGTAGCTTTGGTAACTTCGATTTAACTTCCGTCAAACCATTTGCACCCACTAAGCCGTCAGGGCTATAGCCGAACTTATCACCAATAATGAATCCGCATTTACCAACTTCATTACCCGTCTGCATTTCATAAAGTTCAATAGCCATTGGCTCATGAACATGTCCGCGCTCTGTATGAAATCCTGAAAAGCTCTCTTTGGGTTCGCCAGTGATCTGCTCGCCAATCAACTCATACATATAAGTGATTGCACCTTTGCCGAATTTCTCACTACCTTTGCCTTTAGAGAAAACCGCCTCAAGCTCTGAGCAGGTGATTAAACCAGCTCTAGCTTGCAACCAATCAGGCGAACCTTGCTCACAATCAAGTATTAGCATTGCCATTTCCTTGTTTGATCAACTTATTCAATGCAGATTGAGCTTTGGTAAATAGAGATTTATTAATGTTCTCAATTGTCCCGAATTGCTCGAAGAATAGTTGTTGTTGGAACTGGTCAAGACGATCATGCAAGCCTGTTAGCATTTGAATTTGCTCAGGTGTCATTGGGCAGAAAGGCTTCGCTGCAAAGCCGTTGTCGTCTTCTTTTGCTGTAGTAATATTTAAGATGGCACAAAGGGTGTAGCGCTTACCGTATGTGACACTTGAGCCTAAAGCTTGAACTGCATTTTTAGATCCTGAGGTATCAGCATTTAATTCCATGCTTGTACTTTCACGATGTCCGTCTTTGTGCATCAAGACACATGTAACCTTTACCTTTGTTGGTTCCGGATGCTCAACACGATAAGAAGTAGCAAAACCAAACTTAGAAAGGATAGGGCGCACTACTGCATCAATAGTTTCAAGTGCGGCATATGTAATGTTGTGGCCGTTTGAAGTCTCTGCAATTACTGGAATTTCAGGAGCCATCATTGCGAAGTCACGGTCAAAAGCCATTTCAGCTTGCTTAGCCATAACACGCTCTTGCATGTCTAGCATCTTTTCAATGATTGCCATGTCAGGTGTAGAGCTACTTAACACACGCTCAATTAAACCAAAGAGTTGATTATTTTGATCTTGAACCATTGGAACTTGTGTATTTACTGGCGCATTCATAATCTTCTCCTAATTCTTTTCTACTGGGCGTTTGCGTAATGAGGCTTTCCAGTCGCCTGTATAACCAAAGGTTGGAGCTGCATCTATTAATCTGCCAAAATCCCAATATCTACCAGTTTTATTCAGCTCTGGCTCAATCTCCCACCAGTCTGCGCGTCCCTCATCTTCATCTTTGGTCCAGTAATTGGCGTTTTCTGGCGCTTGTGACCAATCAGGTTGAAACTCTAGTAGTTGAACGTTTTGTAATTCCTGCAATGTAAAACTAACTGCTTGTTGAAGATTTAGATGGCAGATCAAATTGCCATTTTCATCTGCTTTAGCCAAAGTTGTTGTGGCTAAGTTGGCTCCACGCTTTTCGGCAAGCTCGATAAGTTTCTCAATTACCAGCTTTGCTATAACTGCTATATCTAAAGTTGAATTTTCCATCACCCACCTCTCAACTCTGTAATTTTTTCTTCTCTCGCCAGTTCTTCTAAATACTCATTCAACTTTTGAATTTGAGTAGAAGTAAGGGCAAAGGGCATACCTTCAATCGCATCGACATAATCAAAGTCATCGACATGTGGGCGGCTATTTGAATCAACTGTCATCATTGTGTAGGGAACATCTTTCCAGTCTTGATAATCCAAGCCTTCGCCATATTCGAAAGTGTCATTTTTCTCAATCCCTTTGACACTTGCCGCGATGTAGATGTGTTCAGCGTTTGAGATAGATAAAGAGAACTGAACAACGCCATCCTCAACACCTACATTCATCACTTCAAGGCTTGTGAAGACTGCTGCATCTAGTACAGGGGTAACGAACATATTCATGAGTTGTTACCTCTCAGCTTGTCAGCGAATGCATTGCGTTCTTCGCGAGATTTGAACTCGTATGTGACTGCAAACACCAAAGCATTGTGTTGAGTTTCTTTGTGTGGTTTAGGCAGCTCTGAATTAACCTTAATGGTGCGTGGAGCTACTCTGAATTTGAAGTTAGGGAACTTCTCTTGATTCAGAAATACGCCAATATTGCAATTAAGAGCTGTATCCCAATGTTCTTCGCCACCATCACCTGAATACTGAACATTCTCACCAGCTAAAAGAGCTTTATGTGCCTCAGCCCCGCTAATCAAGCCTTGGTCTTTTTTGATCTTGGGTGTTGCAAGTACACGAAGTTCAGCCAAAGTCAGTTCTTCACCTTCACACTTATAAAACTCTGTTAAAGAAACCCCATAATAGATATCCTTTTCTTGAGTAAATAAATATGGAATAGACTCTCTTAAAAACTCACGTTTATTTGACCATTTCCAATGAAACCCAAGCTCAAAAAACAACTCCTGAGCCTCTTTGCTCTCAGCTTCATCTTTAACTTTGATTTTGTAGTTATCCATGAGAGGGCTCCTTAATGAAAATCTACTGCGCCATCGTCTGAAGCAAATTCAAATGCTGTCATCCAATCGCAATATGATTCATAAAAGTGGTAATCAAGTTCTTTAGCTTTCTCATCAAACTGTTTGAAATCAGCCAAGAGTTTCTTGCTGTAAGTTGTGCCTATAACACCTTCACAATCACTAAAATTAATTAGTTCCCAGAAAGGCCCAGACTCTGCTTTCCAAGCGCCATTTGAGTGGTTATGTCTATTACCTTCACCTTCAAGTGCAGGGTATCCAGCAAGTTTTGCTAGTTGTTCTCTAAAGTTGTTGTATCCAGAGTAAGAGCCGGCTCTAAACCAATAAGAGTCCTCAAAGGTGTAGTAACCAGTGTCATTAATATCTTTTGCATGTTTTGGGAAGTGGCCATTCAAGTACGGTTGGAAGTAGTCATCCTCATGCACAACACGACCTGTTTCATCATTCGTTACAACATCATTAGTTTCGTTATAAGTGCCATCAAATTGGCTAAGCTTCTTATAAGCTGTGCAACTTAAGCCCATTAGTTAGCCCCCTCAACCTGAACGCGGACATATTCGTCATGCTTCTGCACATCATCTGAAAGGTATTTGAAGTAACCAAATGCGCTGAATGCTAAAAGAACAAAAACACTCGCCATTACTAAGCCAGAATTAGAATGTCTAATCGCCTGCTTACGGTTCTGATTCTTGATCAGCTTTGCTATTAATTGCTTTTCTGTCATAATCTTCTCACTCATTGAGTAATCCCCGTCGCCTGCAAGTGTTGGGGATTTTTTTATTGGGTAAAACAAACTGTGTTATCACAATATAAAACAAAACGTTTTACAACGTCAAGAAAAATATAAAACAAAATGTGTTATTTTTTTGAGGCACAAAAAAACCGCCTGAAGGCGGCATTTGCTTCTAGTTAATTAGTCGTAGTGGATATCTTGCATAGGCAGAGTAGGGTAATCATTTACATGGCGACTAGGCGGAACTATATCAGTTACGGCCACAATAGCCTCAACATCGTCCATTTCAAAAGTAGTTCTTTTCTCACCATTAACAGCTAACAAGTGAAGAACATCGTTTACAATGCCGATGAATTCCTTAACTGTACGACGCCCATCTTTAAGTTGAACTTCTACAAATTCTGTTGGGGTTGGGTCTGCATCTGGGTCGCATACAATGTACCAGCCATTGCGTATCGCAGGATACATTGAATCACCCGTACCTCTGACTGCATAAGCATTCACACCTGCTGTAAGTGATGGTACATAACCATCTCCGCCATTTCCACCATACCCCATTTCTGTATAGTAGCCATCATACCCCATCTTGCTATAAGACTTCACTGGCACCCATCCTCCGACTCTTCCTGAGAGGGAAATTTTATTTTCATTAAAGACCTTTTCTATTTTTGGACTACCAGTTCCAGAAAGTATCCAACCATAATCCAACCCTAATTTTTGTGAAACTTGTAATCCACCTTTTTTAGATATGCCTCGTTTATCCCAGTTGTACACAAGTTGGGAATCAACATTCAGTAGAGAGGCTAGCGAGTTGGCATTCAAACCTGTCTCATCATAAATGCGCTCCATGGTTGGGTGTAGCTCTTTATCACTCATAACAAAACAACCTAAAACAATTAATTAAATTTTCTCAAAAAAAACACAATCTGTGTCAAACAAAATGATTGACCGTTCAAACAAAACGTTTTATATTTATAAAACAAATTGTTTTATGCGGATTTACTTATGGATTCAATCGATGCAGACCGCGCCCTGATTGAAGCAAATGGCGGAGCTTCAGCACTGGCGCGAAAACTCAAATATAGGACTCAACGCGTCCAAAACTGGACCGTTCGAGGCATACCGCCAAAAGAAAAACTTTTACATCCAGAGATTTTTATGAAAAAGAAATCTCGATCTAAAGCACTAGCTGCTTAGGAACTAAACCATGAGCAAAGTATCAACCGAATTGAGTGCAAGTGCGAGAAATAGCATTACAAGGGTTTTACGCATACTTGCAAACAGCAATAACTCCCAAATTGCTGAAAAGTTGGGATTAGATCCAACTACATTTTCTAGATTTAAAAATGACAAGAAAAACAATGGCTTGTCAGATATTGAGAATGTTTGCGCAATGTTGGATTTGCTTGAATTAAAAATCGTACCGAAGAAATACAAGTTAATTCACAAGGAAAAGTTGGCAGCGCTTTTGAATCTTTCAAAGGCTTATATGGGACGCCTAGGTTCAGTCGATGATCTTTTTCAAGATGACATCGAAGACTTTGGGATTAATGAAGAACTCGGATATTAAAAAACCGCTTCCTGCGCGAACAGGTTAGCGGTCGTATTCATCAATTAGGAACCAATGAATGAAGACAAATTTAGCACAAGTAGCACATAAACAGCAAATAGAACCTAAGCACTCTATTTTTCACTGTGATTTATGCAAAAACGAAGTCAGCTTTGCCCCGAATGGGTTCAGCATTGACGATATTACGTTTTGCCTTGATTGCGCTAGAAGAATTGCTTTTGGATATCTTGAGCATATTGATTGTAGATATCAGGCTGATTATCAGCAATCACGTTTCAAAGCTGAAATGGAATATCAGGCAGCCATAAATCCAAATCAGTACAAGAAGAAAAAGATTGGTCAATCTTTGCGTATGCAGGTTTATGAGCGGGATGGTTTTAAGTGCATTACTTGTGGAACTCAAAAGAACTTGACGCTTGATCATATCAAGCCAGAGGTTCTAGGTGGAGAATCTACAATTGAAAACCTCCAAACGATGTGCAAGCCGTGCAACTCAAGAAAAGGAGCTAGATATGTCGAAGCTTCTAATTAATGAGTCACCCTTGCAGGTACAGCCTTCTCTAGCAATGGCTATAGGCTTGAATGAAGCAATTTTCTTGCAACAGTTGCATTATTGGGTTGGCGCTTCGCGTTTTGTACGTGACGGCAAAAAGTGGGTTTATAACACCTATTCTGACTGGTTACTTCAACTTAAGTACATGTCACTGCCAACCTTAAAGCGCACTATTAAATCACTTAAAGACCAAAAATTGGTACAAGTTGAGCGCTTTGAAAAGCTTCGTTCAAACCAAGTTAATTTTTATGCAATTGATTATGAAACTTTGGCAATTATTAGCGAAAACATTGCTCAAGCTATTGATTCTATTGATCAGCTCAAAATGAGCCAATCGATTAGCTCAAATTGCACCAATGCAGTAGCTCAAAATGAGCCAATCCATCAGCTCAAAATGAGCCAATCTCCATTAGCTCAAAATGAGCCAATGTATACAAGAGAATACCAAGAGACTACTCAAGAGATTAACAATAAAAAGGGTAAACCAAAATTCACATTGGAAGACGCATGTTCAGTTGAATTGCCAGAAGGTGTTAATCGTGATCTTTGGGTTGGTTATATCGAAATGCGTTTTAGCATGAATAAAAAACCTACCCAAAAGGCAGTTGAGTTATCTCTTAAAAATCTTCAGAAATGGGGATCAGAGAAAGCAAACCAATCTCTTGAAAACTCAATTACAAGCAACTGGACTGGATTATTTGAACCTAAGCAAGCGGTTCACACATACGTTAAAACCAAGACAGCTTTGGACAACAAAAACGTAAACCAAGCTTGGGAACAAACCCAAACTCATTACGAGCCTGTTGAACAAGTAGAGCTAGAGGAGTGGATGGTATGAATGCAATGTTCAATACAGAAATTCTTCAAAGCAAAACTGTTTGCCCTGAACACAAGACTCAAATGATTGTGATGTTTGGTCGCGAGACTTGTCCAGCATGTGCAGTTGAGTATGTGAAATCTTCAAACAAAGAGCATGCAAAACAGGTAAACCAAGCTGTACGTGAAAAACACTTTGCAGGGGCAATGCTTCCAAAGCGTCATGAGAATTCAGGATTTAGAAATTACACCACTGAATTGCCAGGACAAAAGAACGCATTACTTCAAACAGCTAGTTATGCAAAGAAAATCGTAAATGGCGATGTAGTCAATCTTGTGATGGTTGGAAGTACTGGAACAGGCAAAACACATTTGTCATGTGCTACGGCTCGCACGCTACTCGCAAAAGGCAAGTATGCACGCTACATCACGTCTGAAGACATGGCTCAAAAGATTATGAAGGCTTGGGATAAGGATACCAAGGATCAATCTGAAGCATCAGTAATCTACGAGTTCACTCAATATGATTTGCTCATCTTGGACGAGTACGGATTGCATGACCGTGAGAAGCGCTTAGAGCTTGTTCATAAGGTTCTTTACTCACGTTATGACGATGCAAAGCCAACAATGCTTATTTCAAACATGACACTAGATCAACTCAAAGCAGATCTAGGGGATCGTCTATGGTCTCGTTTCCAACATGGCGGCTTAACTGTTGTTGAGTGCAATTGGAATGATGGGCGAGTAGGAGGTGCGGCATGACTCTATCAGAAATCAGAGACCAATTAGCTGTAGTAGCTGAGCGTAATGGTCGTCCACCGTATGACGTATGTGTGCTTAAAGCAGTCCGCTTTGCTGTGGAGAGCGGTACAGAACATCCGCTTAAAGAGCATCTGAATATTAAGCAGCCTGTAGTGATTGCGAAAGTTGAAAAGAAATCACCAGTGCCGAAAGCAGGGCCAAAAGTTCCACAGGCTTCAAAAGAAGAAATTAAAGAGCTTTGTGACTGGGTATCAGCGAAAGTTGGCAGACAAAATCAGCTTGCTGTTATGGCTGGTACTTCACATTCAATTATCTGGCGTGTGCGTAAGTCTAGAGCATGTACAAAGCGCTTATACGAGCAATTATTAAGAGCTAAAAATGAAATTATTGCAGGAGCTAGTGCATGAGAAAACAACGCAAACCAAATAAAGCTCAGCACTACCAACTCTCTTGGAATGTATTCAATGCAGTTGAAATCGTAGAGCAATACGAGAAGCAATCAGGTGATACGAGCGGTCAGTTGCCTTTACCGGTGCTTATGAAGATTTACCAAGGTTCATTACTCACAGCACTACAGTTTGGAACTATTCCGAATCATCAAACCTATGGCGTGACTTTCTTCGCAAAGATCAAGAAGGATTCAGGAGAGGAAGGGATTGTAGAACGTGGCTTTCGTATCGATACGCCAATGAAGCTTTCAGAGTTCATCAACGGTTATTCAGATTGTTATGTGAACAAAGGGCAAGGACTTAAAACCAAAGGCTGGAAAGGCGCTAAGGAAGAATGGCTGTCAATGATGGATGAAGAGTTCAAAGGCGATACATGTCTTGACGCTTGGGCAGTGGCTAATTGTTTGTATAAGGGGAAAGCGGCATGAGCAGATTACAGGTAGGCGGTTTGGCTCTGAACTTGAATGATGGCGGTATAGTCACATTAGTTCAATTTATTGGTGAATGGCATGATCAAAAATATGGGCTTATCAAAGACTTATGGAAAGTAAAGTCTGATCAGTTCTGTGTGATGTCTAACAATGCATTAAGGATGGAGTTTGGTGTTCCAGCTAGTGAGTTGATTCCTCTAGGCGATGACAAAGGGATTGAACTCTACGGCTTTCGAGAAGAGATCATGACTAGACATGACAAGGAGTGCAGCCAATGAAACCAGAACAGTTTATTCGTGAGTTTGGGGTGGAGAAGGCGAGAGAGGTGGTTGAGGGTGCGCCAGGATTCCCAGTTTTCGGCTATTGCACTTTGACGGGCAACTACATTTTTAAAAGATCAAATGCTACTGCTTACTACCACAATGAAACTAATTCGTGGTCAGAAGATTACGCGATTGAGTTGATCTTATTGGAAGACCTCAAGCGCCTGGTGGAATCTCTTGACATCATCAAAGATTTAGGTGGGATGGAAAAGCTTACCCCCTATTTCATCACAACAGATAAGCATCTTGGTTACACGCATGTTCGCATGGTTGGGAATGGGAGATTGAGTTTTCTTGATGATTTCTGCGACTTCATTCCAGATGTTTCCATTTCAATTAAGCGTGTGATGACTGCCATCCTTGACCACGAATCAATATACGGAGGCGGTGAAAATGCATAAATGTAATCACTGTGAAGCTGAACAATTAGTGAATTCATATGGTGGTCTTGCAGAAGCTAAAGCCTATATGACCCGTTACTTCAAGTTAAATTGCTGGTTAAGAAAGAAATATCCGAAAGTTGGCAGATTAATAACTAGCAAGATGAATGAACTACAAAGCGCAATTGCAACTGTGGAAGGAGCCAGCCATGAGTGAGTTTAAAGAGTTTGAACGTGGTCTTTGGGTTGTTTTTGATACTTCACGGCCGTATTGCCGCTTGTTGCCACCTTGCTTGATGAAATTTATTGAAGAAGTCGATGGTGATGCAATGGTTGAAACCCAAGGGCAGTGGAGCTTAGTTAGTTTGGCAGCATTAAAAATCGCATCTGAGGAAGAAATAGCAGCAGGCCACCGCATTGATAAAGTAGTTCCAGTTTATGCAGACGTTAAGTTTCCATACAGCGTTTTAACTGGTGAGCAAGTTGGCGCTGTTATGAATGTCACACATTTTGGCTGTGACCTCGGCGACGACTTCCCAATCGAAAACCACATTTCGCCAAACTGCAAAGTGAGAGGTGGGTGATTATGTGTCCATTTTGCGGTAGATCGAAAGGTGGATTGGTCTGTGGTTATTGCGGCTGGGTTCCAAAAGATAAGAAATTTAGTTTTATGGTGGTGAAGAATGGATAAGTGTAGAGAAGAGTTTGAGAAATACATTCGTGATCAAAGCGGCTTCACAGCAGACTTTCAAATTGGATGTAATGGACAGTACAAATCCGACTTGATGCATTTCATGTTTATTACATGGCAGCACCAGCAAGCGAAAGTGGAGGAGCTGCAAAAGCGGGTGGATGCTGCAATTTCAAATATTGAGAAATTTTTTGATGAGCAGACACAGCAACCAACTCAGCGTGAATATGCAAACTTTATTGCTGATGTATTGCATGACTTGAAGTTAGAGCAAGCGCTCAAGGGGGAGGCAGATGTCTGACTACATGCATATGACTCTTGAGCAGCTTCAACAGGAACATGCTGAGCTGCTTGCGTTTAATGAAGAATTGGATCGTCGTTGCAACGCTCATAAAGCAGATGCGCAAAAATATCAAACAAAGTGCTGGCACATCACAACGCTTCTGATGAATCCAGTTGATCAAGACATGACTTTGAAAGCAATCAGAACAGTGATTGAAAGGGTTGGTGAAGGATGAATAGAGGAACAGATTGGCCTTTCTTAATGATGGTTTTAGCTGGTGTATGCATATTCATTCTTTTAGTGAGAGGTGACCAATGACCACATTCAAAGAGGCTCAAAGAATTAGATCAAAAAATGTGGCGCGTTCTCGCGTGCCACCTAAGTTTAAGAAGGCTGTCAGTAAAGGCGAGCAAATGCTTTGCAGCCAACTAGACCTCATGGAGATTAAATACGAGCAAGAGTTTCGTTTTAATCCGGATAGACGTTGGAAGGCTGACTTTCGAATTGAAGGTTATCAAATCCTAGTCGAAGTAGAGGGTGGAGCATTTTGCAATGGTCGTCACACACGTGGTCAAGGCTACACGGATGATTGCGAGAAATACTCAACAGCAGCTGCAATGGGCTGGACTGTAATTCGTGGCACTACAAATCAAGTGAAAGAAGGTCTAGTGCTCAAGTGGATTGAACTAGCAATGGAAAGGGCGAAGGTGGCGTGATGGAAATCTTTTTAGCAATTCTTTTAGTGATATTTACTGTGTTTTCAGCGCCAAAGGGAGCTTTCGCTTGTATTGGTCATGCACTAATTATCGTGGCTTTTCTTAGTGCAATCACAGTAATGCATATTTACGGTTAGGGGTAAGGGTATGAATGCGGCAGTAGTAACACCAGTAATGGATTGGAATAAATACACGATAGATGGATGGTTAGAGCAGTTCGGCGCTTGGTGTGAAACTGTGCGCATGAAAGGAGGTGATTTACCAGATGGTTTGCATATTAATCAGATTTATTGGTTGATGCGTGAGGCGGGGAAAGAGATGCCAAAAGGAAAGTCTTACATCCGTTGTGAGATCAATGATTTTGAAGCGGATCAAGTGCAAGCGCTTTTGCGCAGTATCTTTAAGTCTGATTCAGTGGATTATCAAGCCAAGTATGCAGTGATGTGCTTAATCAAGCATAAGGTAGAGAATCGCTCTCTTAGTGCAGTGGCAGCGCTAACAAATCAAAGTAAGCCAATTGCACACATGATGATTAATTGTGGTCGTTTCTTTATTCACTCTAGAGACAACCGGTTAAAGATTTGAGGACTATTGACTGGTATACCGCGTAATGCTATATTTCTGGTATAGTGCGCTTGAGTAGTCAGGTTCACTAGTATTAAAAGCTCATCATTCGATGGGCTTTTTTGTTGCCTATCGAAAAGTGAGAAGAAGAATGGAAAACCAACATAAGCATATCAAGGGTTATCGCGAGTTAAGTAAAGAAGAAATTGACTTAATGAATCGAATTAAAGAAAAAGGCGCTGAACTGCTTATGTTGCAGAATGAATTAGCAAATCGTTTAAGCACCGACTTAGAAGTTAAGCAGGCAGCAGCGAAGCGTGCACAATTAGCGCCAAATGATTTTGCAAGTCCTGAATGGCAAGAGTTTGAACGCTTCAAAGAAGCTGAACCTTTACGTTGGGCCGCAATTGGTCGCACTGATATCCAAACAGGCATTATGGCTTTAGTTCGTGCTGTAGGACAGCAAGCAACTTTATAGGTGTTGCTAAGGAGGTCACATGCTCCGAATCATCAAGCAAGTATTCTGTTGGCATTGTTGGGAACATGAATTGGATTACAACAAAGACCCAATCAAAGAATGCAGAAAGTGTGGAAAGGTTAAAAGTTTATAAAGTTTGTATTGCAATGTGCCAGAGAGGTTTAATGGTGACATATACAAGACGAGGTGTGTTTAGGTATATGCTGAAATACCACCCCGCCACAGGTTCAAATCCTGTCTTTGCAATACTTTTTTATAGCCCCACCGATTGGTGGGGTTTTCTTTTTTGGAGAATAAGAAAATGCGAATGAGTCGAGTATTGTTAGCTACAGCATTAGGAATGGCAGTAGCAAGACCACAGTTTGGAACCTTAAGCGCATTATCTGCCATGGGTGGTGAAACTTCTCCATTTGCATTTAAGCCGAAGCCAAATAAAAGCAAACCCAATAAATTAAGCCAAAAGAAGAAACGCCTTATTGCTCGTCGGCTAAATAAACATAAGTGAGCTGCGTATGGACACAATCGAAGCGAAGAAGAATTTAAATGCATTGTGCAATGAAATAGAAAAGCTACAGAACCTTTCACGTGGTTTGATGACAGCAAAAGAAATGCTTGATATTGACGCGAAGATAAAGCGACACAAAGACCAAGTGAAGAACATTAGAAGCAATCTTCATGTGTGATTCAAAGCGATTGAAGGCTATTCGGTTGTTGCCTTGTGTAGTTTGTGGAAGATCGCCAGTAGATGCAGCACATAGCAACCAAGGCGCCCATAATAAGGGATTAGGCATCAAGGCAGATGATAGTTATACAATCCCATTATGTAGGCAACATCACATCGAATATGACCAACTGAAAACAATGACAAGAGAACAAGCGGTAGAATGGTTTGATCGAATGTTAGAAAAGACAGACCGCATGCTTAATTTAAATAACAATGAAGAGGTTTTCTAATGGGAACTAAAGCAACAAAAGCTAAAATGATTGAACGAGCATTCGAGTTCGCAGAAAAGGTTATTGCTGAAAACCAGTGCATCATAAATCATACCAATATCCCAGAAGTTGGAGCACGTGCTTCTGATCTGGTTGAATTAGCTAAATCATTTAAGCTTTTACTTTCGGATACACATGAAGATTTAATTGAGCTTGAAAATTACGGCAATGATGATTATCGTGGTTAAACACCACATCTCGAGACTAACGTGAAAGACATCTATCTGTAATTAGGGATAGAGCAGTCTTAAGTCCTGAAATGCAGAGCCCGTCAGAAATGACGGGCTTTTTTATTGAGGTGTCAAAATGGAATCAAGATTCACTATTAAGAACCATTGCGACATCAACTATGTGACGAATTATTTAAACAAGAACCATTCGAAGGCAGCGACTGAGGGTAAGCCTTTAGTTGTTACTATTAAACCTGATGATAGAAATAGATCTAAAGCGCAAAACAGATTGTATTGGGATTGGCTGACAGAGTGGGCAAAGTTCCAAGGCTCAGACAAAGATTATGAGCATCTTTTCTTTAAATACACGTTGCTATCAAGAATCTTCTATCGAGATGGTGTAGGCGATTATCGCAAGACTTTCGACACTGTTAGAGCGCTAAAAGCAGAGAAACACCCCTTATATAATCAAGTGCGTGATAGCGTAACTACCCTTACAAGCACAAGAGATGCATCTACAAAGCAAATGTCAGAATACCTAAACGACATACATGCATTTTGCCTGAAACAAGGGTGTTATTTGGAAACGCCTGATGACCTTAAATATGCGTTGGAGTGATTATGATTCCACTATATCCATTTCCACTTAATGAAGTCTGGAACAACTTGAGGAACCAAAAAATGCAAAAAACAAATGAATCGGTTTTAGAGTGTGGGGCTATCCCGAAAGGCACAAAAGTTAAAATAGATGGCTGCCCATTTGTGTTGCAAGACGATGTGAAAGTCGCAGCATCGCAAGAAATCGTAGACCTAGCAATTAAAAACCAAAACGATTTCGATAATGGAATCGGTGTTATTGGTGAAAAAAGTAAGTAGGTGTTAAATGGAAGAACAAATCAAAGGCGCAGAACCCTTAAAGAATTTACGCCATGAAGAGTTCTGCCACGAATATTTAAAAACGCTTAGTCCGCAAGAGGCTGGCAAAACAGTAGGCTTTAAAACCCGTCAACATGCTTGGGATGTCTTGCAGCGTGAAGAAGTTGAAGAGCGCATTGCTTATTTGAATGGGCAGCGCTTAAACCGCATTGATATCGATGCAGATTATGTCTTGCGTCGTTTGGTTGAAATTGACCAAATGGATGTCTTAGACATTATGGATGATAAATTTTGTCTAAAACCTATTAGCGAATGGCCTAAAGTTTGGCGTCAGTTCGTTTCGAATATCGAGAACAATGAAGAGTTTGAAGGCTATGGTGAAGACCGTGAACAAAGCGGCTGGCTAAAGAAAATCAAATGGCCTGACAAAGTTAAAAACCTTGAGCTATTAGGAAAACATATTGCTGTTGGGGCTTTCAAGGACAAAGTGGAACATTCAGGAACGATTGAAATTCAGACTTTATCTGAGTTAATGGATGAATTAAGCGAGGGTGATTAATTTTAAGGAGTAGCCATGCTGAAACCTGAGCATACAGCGAAACTTAAAGATCAGTTGTGGCGCTTAAATAACCTTTACTACATTACGAATAAAGAAGGTAAGCAAGTTAAATTCAAGATGACACTTGAACAGCTTGAATACTTCGAAAACGAATGGACGCGGAACATCATCCTTAAGGCACGTCAGTTAGGTTTTACCACTGAGATGTGCATTATTCAACTAGATGCTGCGTTATTTAAGTCAGATAAATGTGCCTTGATTGCACACACGTTGCATGATGCTAAACGTCTATTCCGTGAAAAGGTTAAGTATGCCTATGACCGATTACCGCATCTCATTAAAGCTGCAAATCCTTTAGAGATTCAAACTAAGGATGAGCTTGTATTCGGCAAAGGTGGATCGATCACAGTATCAACCTCTTTCCGTGGTGGAACATTAGATCGCTTACATGTATCTGAGTTCGGTAAAATCTGCGCGAAGTTCCCAGATAAAGCGCGAGAGATTGTTACAGGTGCATTTGAGGCTGTAAGTCTTAAAGGTCGCATCACTTTAGAGAGTACCGCAGAAGGTAAAAGTGGTTACTTCTATGAGTTCTGCCAATTAGCGGAAAAGTTATTTCTACTAAGCAAAAAGTTAAGTCCTCTAGATTGGAAATTCTTTTTCTTCTCCTGGTGGAAGAATGCTGATTATGAAATTGAGCCTACAGAAGAAATACCACAGCGACTACTTCAGTACTTTGAAGAACTAGAAGCCAAGCACAAGATCAAAACAACTGCTAACCAAAGAGCTTGGTATCACTCGAAAGAGAAGACGCTTGGCGAAGATATGAAGCGGGAATATCCAAGTATCCCTAGTGAAGCATTCGCTCAGTCAGTTGAAGGTGCTTACTACAAGAACCAGTTCAAATTCTTGTACGCCAATAAGCGAATTGGTGCGCTGCCTTCGAATGACCACTTACCTGTGATGACCTTCTGGGATTTGGGTGTTTCGGACTCGATGGTAATTTGGTTTGTTCGAAAGCTCTCAGACAATTATTACCAAGTTATCGATTACTACGAAAATTCTGGTGAAGGTATGCGCCATTACTTCAAAGTCTTAAAGGAAAAGGGCTACAAGTACAGCAAGCACTATGCACCACACGACATTAAGAACCGATCGATGATGAACGATGGTAAATCGCGTTTAGACATTGCTAAAGAAGGTTATGTCTTAGATGACGGTGAAAAATACTCTGTTTCATTTGAGGTAGTGCCAAACATATTAGTGATGGATGGAATTGAGCAAGTTCGCGAGATTCTGCCGTTATGTGAATTTGACGAATACAAATGTGCTGAAGGTATTACTCATCTTGAGAACTACCGCAAAGAATGGAACGACAAATTAGGCTGCTGGAAAGATAACCCACTTCATGACATGCATTCACACGGTGCTGATGGCTTCCGTATGTTTGCTGTGGCAATGGGTAAAAAAGTCGTAGCTAAAACACTAGATATAGGAATGGTTTTCTAATGCCAGTAAATACTGAACATCAAGCTTACGCGGACATGAAAGAGCGTTGGAAAACTATCAACGATGTCTGTGAAGGCTCAACCAAAATTAAAAAACGTGGTGAGCATTACTTACCTAAACCAAATGTTACTGCTGATGCTACTCAAAATGACCAGTATTATTTAGCTTATTTAACACGAGCTGTGTTTTACGAGATTTCAAAAGACACACTAAATAAGATGGTGGGAGTAGTATTTGCCGAAGATCCAACATTCGAACCGGATGGAATGGATTTTCTTAAGTACGATGCAGATGGGACAGGTAAATCAATTTACCAAGTGGGGCAATCATGCCTTCAAGGTTTGTTAAAACATGCTCGTGGTGGTCTATTTGTTGATTATCCAACTACTGATGGCAATGTATCTGTCCAGCAAGCGGAAAACTTAGGCATTCGGCCAACAATCGTTTTCTATGATGCTCTAAATATTATTAACTGGAGCGTTAAACGTGTTGGATCTGTTTATAAACCCGATTTAGTCGTTTTATATGAAAAATCTACAGTAAAAGATCCTGAAGATGAGTTCGCTAAAAAAGAGGTAAATACTTACCGGGTATTACGTCTTGATGAGAACAATGAATATAACGTTCAAGTTTATTCGGATCAGTCAGGTGATTTACAGGGTGGTGAAATTAACTACCCAACTAATTCATTAGGCCGAAGATGGAATGAAATTCCTTTTATTCCTTTGGGGGCTTTGGCTAATGATTGGAATATTGACTCTATCCCACTAGAACCAATCGTCACAATGAACTTGGCCCATTATCAAAATAGCGCGAGCTATGAAGAGATGGTGTTTATCTGTGGCCAGGCCCAACCGGTTATTAATGAGCTTGATGAAGGTTGGCGTGACTGGTTGCAGAAAAATGGTGTCCGCTTAGGTTCTAAGAATCCTTTAATGCTTCCGAAAGGCTCATCGTTTGACTACAAACAAGTCACTGAAAGTACCTTAGCGAAACAGGCTATGGATGCTAAAGAAAAGTACATGCAGGCGATGGGGGCCAAGATTCTTGAGACTGAACAAGTCAATAAGACAGCTACCCAATCAAATAATGAAAAGCTTGCTCAGTACAGCGTACTTTCTTTGTGTGTAGCGAATACCAATGAGGCGATGGAATACGCGATTAAATGGTGTGCTGCATACTACGGAAGTGGCTCTAAAGCTAAGCTAACCATTAAGCAAGACTTCGCCAAAGGCAAGATTGATCTTGATACGCTTAAGTTCTATTGGGAAATGGTGCTTGCTAATCGCATGAGTATGGAAACCTTCCATGAGTTGCTAACAACTGGGAAAGTTCCAGAAATTAGCTATGAAAAAGAGCAGCTACGAATTGAAACCGAAAATACCAATAGGCCTATGGTGATTTAAATCGCAGGAGTGACAAATGAACGTCCAGTTGTCACAACAAGCACTTCTTGATGCACTGGTATCACATCAGGCTTATCTTTATCGGCTGTCTTCAACTGAAATCAATAATCTCTTAAGTCAGTTTGATTCACTCTCTAGCGAGATGCTTTCAAAGTTAAGAGACTTACTAGATGATTTGAGTGATGCTGAAAAGACGGCTTTGATGGCAGGTCAATACACAACGCCAGCTTTAAAAGAAGTAAGGACTTTAGTTCAGACTTGGCAGGCAAGTGTTGCATCAGGTTTGCTTGATAGCTTCACGGTGAGCGCTACAGCTTTAGCGGTATACGAAGCCACATATCAGGCTAAAACCATCGCTAATCGAAAAATAGAACCAAACGGCAAGACGCTATTTAACAAGGCAAAGAAAACGCCTTTAAGTGGTGGTGTGTTGCTTGATTCGATCTTTGCACGAATTGCAGACGATGCAAAAGCTCGAGTAGAGCAAACTATTCGAGACGGTTTATCTAAAGGTCAGACTAATCAGCAGATTGTTCAGCGAATTAAGGGAAAGAAAGCGCTTAATTACCAAGATGGCTTGCTGGATCAAAGTAGAAACCAGATTTCTACAATGGTTCGCACTGCTCGAAGTCATGTATCTAACATTGCCTTAAATGAAACATACACTGCCATTGGTGTTGAGTATGTGAAGTTCATAGCAACTCTTGATAGTCGAACTTCTAAAATCTGTATGGGATATTCGGACAAGGTTTATAAGAAAAATGAATCTCATCCTGTGCCACCGCTTCACCCTCATTGTCGTTCGATACTTATTCCAGTTTTCGATTCAACTGGTAAAACAATCGGCATGCGGCCATTCAACAATAAAGTTAATGGAGATGGTGAAATCGGTGTGGTTGATTCAAATACAACATTTAAAGGTTGGTTTGATAAACAAGATGCAGCTTTCCAAAAGTCTTGGCTTGGTCCATCACGATACAAACTATTTAAAGATGGTAAATACTCACTAGATAAGTTTGTAGATCCATTAACTGGTCAGCCATTCACGCTTGCTGAACTCCAAAAGCTTGATGAAGAAATGTTTAAGAGGTTGGGATTATGATCATTGATTTAACAGGCGAAGGCTCATTAGAGCTTTCAAGACTTTCAACACGAAGTAAGTTCAGATTGCGCCGATGGCTTAGAAGAATTAACAAGCCTACCAAATAAATTAAACCTTAGCACCTTCGGGTGCTTTTCTTATTGTGAGAAAAGAAATGTTCGGAATACTTGAAAGTCTTACAAAAGCTACAGTATCAGCGGCTTCCACTGTTGTAACAGCTACTGTAGATACAGTGATGATTCCTGTTGATTCTGCAAATGGCAAGGATGTGTATGGACGAACTGCTAATGCAGTGAACAACACATTGAAGAACCTTGAAGATGCCAGCAAGCCAGTTTCTGAAAAGTAAAACTTAATTCTATTTAGAGCAGTCGAAGGAGTGCTTTTTTATTGCCCGCAGTTTGTGACTGCAAAACCGCTCAGGGAGCAAAACATGAAATACAAACTCGATAGCCTAGAGGGCTTATCAGATGAAATGAAGGCACTTTACGAAGAAAAAGATGGTGCATTTTATTTAAAAGTTGAAGGTCTGCCGCAGCAAGATAATTCAGAGCTTGATGGACTTAAACAGAAAGTTAATGAGCTTCTTGGTGAAAAGAAAACAGCTCAGCAAAAACAACGTGAAGCTGAAGAAGCAGCTCGAAAAGAAGCTGAAGAAGCGGCCCGTAAAAAAGGTGACGTTGCTGCAATTGAAGCATCATGGCAAGCCAAACTTGAACAAGCTGAAGCTAAACATGCAGAAGCAACCAAAGCCTTGCAAGACCAAGTCTACAAATTAACTGTCGGGCAAACAGCACAATCATTAGCAAGTGAGCTTTCTATCAAAGGCTCGGAGGCAGTATTGCTTCCACATATTACAAACCGTCTTCAGGTTGAAACTGATGAAAACGGAGAGGTCAAAGTACGTGTACTAGATTCGCAGGGCAAACCTAGTGCTTTAAGTATTGATGACCTCAAAAAAGAGTTCCGCGGCAATGTGGCATTCAAGCCATTAATTGTTGCTTCAAATGCGTCAGGAAGTGGGGCTTCTGGCGGTGGTTCAGGTGGTGGAGCTGCCAAGAAACCAAGTGAAATGACCACGCAAGAGCGATTGGAATTCCAAAAGAATGATCCTCAAGGGTTCCAAACAGCAATGGCGAATGGCGAATTTAATAATTAATTATTGGGAGTAACTCCATGCCTTCTTTAGTAGAAGTATTTAACCGTGACGTAGTTTTATCTTACCTACGTCCAAATCCTGTGGCAGTTTCGCCACTTGTGCAATCAGGAGCATTTGTTTCTGATGAATCTTTACGTCCATTGCTTACAAGTGGTTCTTCAACTTTTGTTGTTCCATACATTAACGGTGTAGATGGTAACGTTGAGCAGAATTATGGCAACACTATTCTGACTGATATTGCTATGCCGCGCTTTATTGATGCTGGCGAAATGCAGGGCCGTGTAGCTTTCATGAACGAGAGCTTTGTTGAGTCAGTTCTAGGACAGTACTTATCAAAAGTTAATTCACTAGAGCTGATTGGTGGAATGCTGAATAAGTATTGGCAGCAAGCTGCTGAAAACCGCGCTTTAGCAACAGTAATTGGCTTACGTAATTATGACCAAGCAAACAGCAAGCGATTAACTACTGATATCTCATTAGCAACAGCTACAGATGCGTCACGTTGGTCAGTGGACGCATATATTGATGCTGAAAGCACAATGAACGCTGCATTACGTGGTCGTGGGGTGATGTTCGTTCACTCGCGAATTGCTGCAAAAATGCGTAAGCAACAATTGCTTGAACAAGTGACCACAAGTGACAACTTGCCACCAATCACTGTTTACAACGGTCGAGCAGTCATTGAAACAGATACCAATACACAAATTGGCACAGGCGCTAATGCTAAGTTTATTACCATTCTGGCTGGTCCACGTGCATTTGCTTACGACTCTGTGCCTGGTCGAAAAGACTTAGCTGTTGAAGAGACTCAAGCAACTGGTAATGGGGCAGGCCATGAAATCCTTTGGACGCGTCGCAATATGCTGATCCATCCACAAGGGTTTAGCTTCATTGCTCCGAAGGACACTTTAACTGGTGGTACTGCTCGTGAGTCATTAAGCGCATCTTGGGCTGACTTACAAAAAGCAGAAAACTGGAATCTTGTTTCATCAGTTGAAGACACTTCAATCCGTTTCTTAATTACCAACCTTTAAGGAGAGCAGTCATGGCTGAGAAGCAACCAGACTACAAATATCAATATCCAACTGATCGCCGATATGCTGATGATGCAACTGACACATTAGCAGCAGGCACCATGTTTGACCCTGCCAAAACAGCGGGTGACTATGGCATTAAGGATTCTGAAGTAGCAGTTCCTGTGCCAGAAGCTCCTTTGAATGGTGGTGCATAACTAAAGAAGGGCGGCTTTCGGGCCGTCCTTCTTAATTAGATTTTTAGGATTAAGCTATGAACTATGTAACAGTCGAAAGTGTGACTCAAAAGCTAGGGCCTGACTGGTGGGGAACTGGTGATCCGGTTAAAGCTGTAGTGCAGGCTAATGCGTGGCTTAATGCTAGAAATTTACCAGATTATCCAGAAGGCGAAGTGCCAGATTCAATTCTTACGGCTGGAGCTTATCTCGCAAAACTTGCCGCAGCAGGTCAGCTATATACAACCAAAGAAGGTGTGGTTGCATCTAAGACCGTTTCCGCTCAATCAGGCACATCTGTAAGCAAGACTTATGTCGCAGGAAAAGAAGAGTCAGTCAGTGGTGATATGCAATTCATTCTTGATCTTCTTGAGCCATTCTTTAGCGAGAAGTACCACATCAACACTTATGTCATTACGGAGTAAGCCATGGGAATGCGTGATGAGATTCAGCAAGAACTTGGCGATGCCTTTGATGCTGAGGATGAGCTTGCGGATGCTGTAGATTCCTTCACTTGTACTCGAAAGAAGCTAACGGGATCTAATCCCGCTACTGGTGATGACACTTACACCGAATATGTCTATAGCGGCAGAGGCGTCTTATTTGGCTCATATTTAAAAGATTTAGTTAAGCCTATAGATTACCGAGCAACAGACTCTAAAGCCGTGCTACTGCAAAATGAAGTGAAGGATTCAGCAGGTACTTTAGTTGAGCCAGATGTGAATGATATTTGGGTAATTGAAGGTAGTATTTATCGAGTTATGAGTTGTGGTAATGACCCAGCAGATGCAACTTGGATTGCTCAGTTGAGGAAAGTATAAAGCTTTGCTTTCTAGATAATATTTGATATAAGCCTCTTAATCAAACGGGGGACTTATGAAAAGTAAAACATTAGAACAGAAGGTAAAATATTTAAAACTTAGTGCAATTTTTGGTTTCTTTGTTTACTTATTTGTTGGAGCGTTAATTAAAAGTGCACTCTTCTCCTCAGCGCCTCAAGTTTCGGATTTTTATGAGCTACTTCGAGATGGCTTAACAATTACTGCATACTACTTAGCACCCGCCGCAGCACTATTATTGTTTAGTGATTGGCGTTTAGAGCACTTGGAAAAGAGTAGAGAAGAGCAAGGTAAGCTAATAAACGATCTAATTAAAAAAATTGATTCAGATTTGAGTGAGATAGAAGATGAAATTAAATATCAGGAAACCATAAGTAGTGATCAAAAAGCTCATATAGATGATCTTTTTAAAGAACTTATGGCAAATTTAAGTAAACTTCAGAATGCACTTAATGAGTTTGATTTCGATGATATAAAAGCAACAAAATTTCAAGAAAAAGTTAAAGATATCCGGTTTTACCTTTTAGAAAACATGTTTCTTCTTGAAAGAATGTTTAGTGGTTTAATAAAAAAATCTGATCCTATTAAATATATAGGTGCTTATAAAGGCGATGACATTACTACCTTTAAAAATGCTCAAGCAGACTTATTCCAAGAGTTTGAAGGTAATTATTTAGAAAATTTTGGAAAAAACATAAGTTATTAGATGAACTGAAGCCACTTTATAAGGATTTAAAGGTAAAAGCTGCAAGCCCTAATTAAGGGATTTTTTTATAGGTGAATTATGGGATGGCAAACAAAACCAAGCGGATTTATCAAGACCGTTGAAGCAGACCTTACAAAAAAACAGAAAGATATTGTGATTGATGCTTTGCAAGGTGTAGTTCTTCAGAGCCCAGTTGATACCGGGGCTTTTAGAGCATCCCACAGAGTCAGCATCAACCAGACTGACCAATCATTTAATGAAGCCGAAAAAGACAAAGGCGGTGGGTCAACAATAAGCAAGGGTACAAGCGCTCTATCTCGTTTAGTTCCTTACTCAACTGTATACATCCAAACAAATGCGCCTTATGCAACCAAAATTGAATATGGTGACTTCACTGACAAGCCAGAAACCCCAAAGACAACAGGCGGCTATTCAAGACAGGCGCCTCAAGGTGTCTACGGTTTAACCTTTAACTATATTGCTCAAAAATACGGTGGTTAAAAATGGCAATGACTTTAGATCAAGCACGACAAGCCATTATCACTAGAGCCATGGCCTTTACTGGAATCGAACAGAACCGGATTAAATACCCCAACAAAGATTTTACAGTTCCTACCGATGGTCTTTGGTGTGACATCAATGTGTTATGGGGTGGTTCGATCATTGCTGCAATTGGTGATGCACCTTGTACAAGGCGGACAGGGATAATCTCGATCAACTGCATGGCACGCTTAAATACTCATGAAGTAGCAATTACAAAACTTGCAGATGCTTGGCTAGCCCATTTTGAGTACTTTAAGAGCGGTCAGTTAGAAGTCCTGCAAGGTCAAGCGCAGAACCTCGGCAGTAATGGGGATTTTATTCAATATAATATTACGATCGGATACAGAGTGAATTGATATGTCTTGCATGCTTACATTGGAAGAAATTGAAATTAAACGCCAAGAGCTTGAGCGTCACTTACACGACATGATGGGTGCTGAGCTTCAAAAATGGCAAAGAGAAAATAAAGTTTGCGTATCTGATGTGAATATCCGCCTTGCAAGCATTCACAGTTTAGGCGGACCAAAGCAAAACATTGTCACCGGTGTTTCAGTAGATCTAAATTACAAGCCTTAATCACCTACTCACTATCTAGGGTGGCATTTGAAATGTGACCCTTAATCAAAACTATCGCCCTCAATTCGAGGGCTTTTTAATGCCCGAAAATTAAGGAGAAAACCATGTCGAGTGGTGCAAAGATCCGTCTTTACTATGCTGAAGAGCAAACCCCTGAAGTATTACCAACCACACCAGTTTGGAAGACAGTCCGTCGTGTGACTGATGGTTTGACTGAAAACGTGACTACTGAAACATCAAATAGTGTTGCAGATACCCGCTTTCGACAAGGAAGTACAGCTACTGAAGCAGAAATCACTGGCTCACTAGAAGTAGAGCTATCAATTGGTTTATTTGACGACTTTTGGTCAGCAGTTGCGCTAAATAACTGGGCCAACGATGTACTAAACTTTGGTGGTGATGTACGTAAAACATTTACTTTCGTTAAAGTTTACTCAGATATTAATCAGGTATTTATTTATCGTGGTGTTCGAGTAAATGAAGCCTCAATGTCTATTGCGACTACAGGTAAAATTACAGCAACATTTGGGTTAGTAGGTACGCTATTTGAGCGAACTACCACTAGCCCTGTTGTATCACCATTGCCAGTGCCAGAAGCAGTACTCGTTTCAGCATTGAATGTTGGAGATCTTAAAGTTAATGGGGAAACGGTAGTTGGTACTGCTTGTATGCAAACGCTTGAGCTGACAATTAACAACAACATGGAAGCAATCCGTTGTATTGGATCTAAGAAGCTTACGGCAACAACTTATCTTGAAAAAATCGTCGATATTGCTGTAAACACCCAATACATGTTCTCAGCACAATCAGCAGGGTACATTGATTACATTAAAACCCGCGACACCATGCCTCTTGAATTCTCTATTGAAGATAGTAAAGGCAATGGCTACGCCTTTGAGTTCCCTAAACTTGAAGTTGCTGAAGCACCGCATCCAGATGGTGGCGGGGAAGACACAATCACAGTCGACATTAACTACAACCACATTCGCGTTACACCAGTTATTACTCGTGTTATTGCACCTGTAACACCACCAGTTACACCTTAATACTGATTTGGCAGCTTAATTGCTGCCTTCTTTTTTGGAGATACAACATGGCTCTTGAAGTCAATATTCAAAGAAATAAAGACGTCAGTTTGTGGCGCGAATATAAAGACAAAGAAGGTAATGTGCTTGCAGAGTTCAAGATCCGTGGCATTGGATATAAACCTTATCAAGTGGCACTTGAACGAGCAAACAATCAAATTTCTTCTAAAGGTTTTGATGTAGCAAAGGCTACAGCAGAAGATAAGCTCTTTCATGAATTAGTATTGGAAGCAGTGGCTTCACATCTAATAGAAGACTGGAAAGGGGTGGTTTTTGTTGAGGAAGGTCCTGAAGGTGAGTTGTTAAGAACAGAACCAACGTTCAATGGAGAAAATGCATTTAAGTTGCTAAACATGGGCGATTTGGGTGTTTCTATCTGGTCATTTATCCGTACTGAATCTGAAAAGATCCAAGCTGAAGCAAATCAGTATCGAGATGATGTTGTGGGAAAGTCACAACCCTCTACAACTACGCGAACAAGTACGCGGGGCTCACGGACCACGAAAAAAAGCAAAGAGAAGCACTCGGCGTAAAGCTTCCTGATGCGCCTGACTATTCTTATGTAGCTAATGCGATTCTTTGTGCATATAACACGATTGCACGATCTAGACGCTATGAACAAGGTGTTCCTCTAGCATTAGATATCTCGGCAATTAATGCTTATGTAGAGCAATACGACTTACCAGTTGAACGATACATTTTTAATGACTGTATCTTCACACTCGACGATATGTTCTTGGATGAGGCACATAAGAAAGCGAGTAAAAAATAACAGCCACTAGTTAAGGTGGTTTTTATTGCGCCCTTCTTAACCAGTTGTTAAATTACCCTTAAACATAGGGGTATTTCATGAAGAAGATTATTTTAATAATGTTGACCATAGTTGTAACGGGCTGTGCAGCAACTGCTGATATGACAAACAATCAGTATATGGTAATAACCCCAACACCAACAGAGTTGAGCGGGTTTTGGACTGGTGTAAACGGTCCTTACACAGTTACATATGCTTTTAAAAAAGATGGTACTGGATTGATGTGTTCAAGCTGGGGAGGTAATGACTCTCTTGAAAAGCTAAAAATTAATGGCTCAGAAGTTATTCTTCAATCTGGTTTGAAACAAACAATCAAATCGAAGACTAATTCAAAGCTTGAGTTAAGAGCTAATTATTATGGTGGAGCAACCTATTCTTATATTCCAGACCCATCTTTAAGTAATGCATCGCCATACTGCGAAAAAATCTTAAGATAAAACCAAATTAACTGAAACCCGCGAAAGCGGGTTTTTTATTGCCTAGAGGAAAGTAAGATGGCACAAGAATCACGTCTCGTCATTGTAATTGATGCCAAAAATGCAGAACGTAATGCGCGTAATCTAGGCAATGAATTGGATAGCATTGAGCGTAAAGGTGACTTTGCCACTAAATCAATGGATGGGTTATCAGTAGCGACACGTCAACTCGCTGGATATATGGCTGGATTGGTTACTGTAAGTGCTGCCATCTCTAAAATGGACACTTACACAGGTCTTCAAAACCGTCTTAAATTAGTAACTAACAGCCAGATTGATTTAAATAAAGCCACCGAAGATACTTTTCGAATCGCACAAAACACACGCTCCGCGTGGGATAGTGTTATTCAGGTCTACCAAAGATTCCAGGATAATTCTAAAGCACTTCACATCAGCATGGCAAAAACGGCTGAACTTACTGACACTGTATCTAAGGCAGTTGCCATTAGTGGAGCTAGTGCTGCTTCAGCAGATGCTGCGCTTGTTCAGTTTGGGCAAGCCTTGGCTTCTGGTGTTTTTAGAGGTGAAGAATTTAACTCAGTTGCTGAGCAAGCGCCCGGGCTCTTAAAGGCTATTGCTAATGGTCTAGGGGTGAACATTGGCGAACTTAGATCAATGGCTCAAGAAGGGAAAATCACAAGTGATGTTTTGGTGAAAGCCCTAACAAATGCCAAGGCTTCAGTAGACGAATTATTCTCCAAGACCGACATTACAATTGGTCAGTCACTAACCGTATTAAACAACGAAATTACTAAATTTGTTGGCGAGGCTGGCAAAGGTACTGGCGCTGCACAGGTTTTGACCGGTTCAATTCAAACTTTGGCAGGCAACTTAGATGTTTTAACATCCGCAATGATGGTTGGGGGCGCATATTGGCTTGGAACTTATATTCCTGCAATTTATGCCTCAGGTGTCGCTGTAGCAGCAAAAACCAAAGAATTAGCAGCACAAACATTTGCACAATACACTGCCATTCAAGCAGATCGAGCTGCTGCTGCTCAACAAGTAATTAGTACCCAAGCCGTAGTTACTAACACCCAAGCAACATTAGCTGCTATTGCTGCTGAGAAAGCCTTAGAAGTGCAGCGCCTAAAATCACAAATCACGGAAAAGGGCAGAACAGCTACCATAACTCGAATGGCTGAACTTAAGAAGATTGAAGCCCAAGTCACAAGAGAATTGGCAGTAGCTGAAGAGGCTCTAGCAGTCGCTCAGTCAAGATCGGCTGCAGCGGGCGCTGCAACTGTCGGAATTGGCTCACGACTTTTAGGCTTGCTTGGTGGTCCGGTTGGCATTGGAATTACAGTAGCAAGTTTGGCTGCTGGCTATCTTTTAATGCGCGACAATACTAATGAGGCCAATAAGAAACTAGAAGAGCAAGCAGCAGTTGCTAAAAAGGCAAAAGAAGAACTTCTTGCACTTAAAGGCCTTGAAAAAGATTCAGCTATTAATGACATGACAGCTTCATTTGAGCGTCAGAATCAGGCACTTGCTGAGTCTAGTAGTAAAATAAATATTCAATTGAATGCTATTGCTCAACTCTACAAAGGCAATAAAGAGATCGTTCAAGTAGTTAATGATGCTAGAGATGGCACTATGAGCATGAACGATGCTGTTAAGCGTTTTAATGAGCTGCGTATTAGCAAGGATATTTATAACGCCCTAAAAGAGAACTCTTCAGAGTTTGAAAAGAATGCTAAAGAAGCCAAAAACACTAAAGAATCGTTGAAACTTTTCGGCATCGAAGTTGAGCTTTCAGGCCGTAAAGCTCAAACGGCAGTGGCTGGCATTGACGAGAATTCTAAGGCGCTAATCGGAAACGAAAGTGCAGCACAAAAGGCAACTAAAGCGCAAAAAGGATACTTTGAAAGCCTCCAAACTGAGGTTCTTAACTCTAATGAAGAACTTGCACTTTTAAATCTTGGATATAGTGAAGAAACTATTAAAAAGATTATTGAATTGCAGAAAGCAAAACAGGCTGTCGCTGCACCGGGGACAACTGCGATTGTCACGAATGAGGAAATAGAACAGATTGTCCGTGCCCAAAAAGCTCTCGATAATCTTAAAGACAAGAAAGATGCTATTACTGCTGCTGAACGCAAACATACCAGTGAGCTTGAAAAGCAGCAGAAGGTTCTTTCTGTTAATTCTAAGATTCAAGCAAATGCTGCTAAATATGGATTTGCAGGGATTGAAGCAAAGTACAACCTTCCAGCAGGCACATTGTCCGCAATTCATGCAATTGAAACTGGAAATACCGGACGAACTGATCAAGTAAATAAAAGTACTGGGGCAACTGGTGGCTTTCAATTCCTTGAGGGTACTGCTAAGCAATATGGGGTAAAAAACCGTAAGGATTTAGCACAATCTGCCGAAGGTGCTGGTAAGTACATGTCATATCTCTTAAAGCTCTTTAAAGGAGATTTAGAGAAGGCTGTACGCGCCTATCATGCTGGTGAAGGTAATGTACAAAAGGGTAAAGGTATTGGTAAATACAACAACCAATACTGGAAAGACTTTCAGGGGTATGTCGCTGGTGCAAATGGCTATGCGGCGGGGGATATTTCTTCAAAAGACTTTGATAAGTTAATTCAAGACACTACCAAGATGGCTCAGGACCAAGCGAAGTTGCGCCTTCAATTGGAAAACGATGTAGCCAATGAAGTTACCAAGATCAGAAATGATCTTGCTAAGAAGTTGGAAGATGTTGATAAAGCCAACTTCACACCAGAACGTAAAGCTGAAATTAAAGCAGAACTTCAATCACGAGCTGATAATGATGTTGCCATAGCTCAACAAGCCCTTAGAACTAAGCTTGATGACTATAAACAGTTCAATATGACTGAAGAGCAATTACTTAAGGAGAGTTTTGACCGCAAGAAGTTTAATGCGGCTCATGATATTGAATTAAGTAAAGACCAGCGTGATGAGGCTATTAAATATCTTGATCAGCAATATCAACATGAGTTGGAATTAATCAATCTCACAAAGGCTGCACGCCAGACTGCATACAATCAGGCTAATCTAAAAGCATTGCAGGAGCTAAAACAGCAAAGAGATCTTCTAGCTGCCCCATTTGAACAGCGAGCAGGACTTTCTTTGCAATTTGGTGAAAGAAATGCTTACGCTGAAAATGATACAAACCTGATTAATCAGAGAGATGAGTTAAAGATCCAACTTGAGCAAAAGTTGATAACAACACTTGAATACAACAAACGGATTGAAGATGCTGTTTTGCTTCATGAGCAAAACAAATACAAGATTCAAGAGGAGTATTCAGAAAAATATAGTGACTTGCAGTTTAATCAGAATCAAAGCCAATTAAATATGTACTCGTCCATGATCTCGGCAGCTCAGGGAACATGGGGAACCATGACAAGCATTATTAAGGATGCTCAAGGGGAACAATCAAGTGCCTACAAGGCTATGTATCTTGTTCAACAAACAATGGCAGCAGCTCAGGCAGTTATCTACGGCAATCTAGCTTCTGCTGCGGCTCTTGCACCGCCTCCAATTGGTTTGGGACCTGTGGCAGGTTTGCCATTGTCAACCTTAATGAAGACAACAGGGTATGTTAATGCTGCTTTAATTATGGCCCAAGGGGTTGCTGGATTATCTGGCTACTCATCTGGTGGATACACAGGCGACATGGGTCGTGGTGATGTTGCTGGTGTAGTTCATGGTCAGGAATATGTTTTAAATGCCGCAGCAACTAAGCGAGTTGGCGTTGATACATTGAATGCCATTAACTCGGGTCAGTCTTTTGGTAGTTCTGGTGCAACTGTCATAGAACCAATCGTGAATGTCTATGTTCTAGAAGGCCAAACGGCTGACGTGACTAGAAATGATGATGGTTCATTAGATGTACGCATTAGACAGATTGCTGGCGAAGTTGCAGAGCAGACCTTTATTGCGAGTGTTACCCGACCAAACAGTCCTATGAATAAGGCGCTTAAACAAAACTTTAATGTCGCTCCTAAGCGCTAAAAGAGGCAATTATGAACACATTAAAATACTGCTCAACGCAAGAAGGCTATTCTGTTGCTTACCGCAGCGGGGTAGCCTCTCAAGAGTTGGATGGTGGAGCACCACGCAATAGACGTCTGAGTAAAAATAGTTTTCACACTGTTAATGTTCAATGGAAAGTACTAGAAGGTGGTTTTCAGTATCTTGATGCGTTCTATAACGTTTGGTGTGAAACACCAGGTGAGAAGTTTAATGCTTCACTTCGGGTGAATGGTCCAGAGTTCAAGCCTTATAAATGCTTATTTGTTCCAGATAGCTTTCAACTCACTAGCATGCAAGGTCCAGTCTATACAGTAACAGCTCAGTTGCGAGTTAAGCCAATTGTAGACTCTGAACTTAACAAGATCATTGTTGAGACTGGTAATGGTGGGCAAGATTTAGCGGAATTGGTAAACCCATTGGAAGAACTGGTAAATGAAGATTTACCTGCTGCGATGGAGGGTATTTAGATGCCTGACTATACATCATTCTTTCTAAATTCAAGCAGTGGTGTAGTTCCATTGGAATGTGTTGAGATAACACATCCAGACTTTACAGCGCCATTCCGATTCGTAAAAAACGATACAGATGGAGTGACAGTTAAGCATGAAACAACAGGGCCAGATATTTCTTATGAATATCAACCTATGTCGATTCAACGTTCTACTGTCACCAATGACCTTGATCAGAAACTAAACCTAACAATTGCCGACGTAGACGATGGGTTAATTAAATCGGTTGTGTCTGCACGCTTAGGTACTAACTGGAAAGTCCGACCTTCTGTTAGATGGCGTTTGTATCGAGACGATGACTTAACAGCTCCAATGGTCTCATTACAGACTTTAGAGATTGCCACCCTATCAAAGGACAATTCGGGTAATTGCACCTTTGATGCTCAGGCACCAGAACTTAACAGTGTCAAGACTGGGGAAATCTATTCTTTAGAGCGCTTTCCATTGTTGCGGGGCATGATATGAACCTTGACCATCTCCATAATCGCGTCTGGACCAAAGACTACACATGCAATGAGTTCTTATGTGAAGCATGGAAAGATGTTACTGGTCGTGATCTTAAAAAACGTCTAGAACGATTTTTAAATGGGAAGGGCAGCTTTAAGAAACTTCAGGAACCTATTTCCCCCTGTATTGTCTTTTTTACTAATGGCAAAAAAAGCTCAACACATGTTGGGTTTTTTTATTGCGACAAGGTTTTGCACTTAACAGGCCGTGGTGTCCAGTTCATACCACTTGAGATTATTTCTATGAATTTTCGGGAAACGAGGTTTTATAAATGAGTTTGAAAAAAGTCATCATCGTTCCTGATGTTTATGATCGATCTACATGGTCAGAAGCAGAAGTTGAAGATGTTCTATCTTATATCTACCAACAGTTTGATGTATGGCCTGAGAATGCAAAAATCTATCATGATCAAATTGCTGAAACTTGTGATGTAACTCCAAACCATCCAAAGAAAATTAATGCCCAACTTGAGCACATCCAAACTTTGGAAGGCACATTCTATGTAGTTATTGAGCCTGCTTGGTTGCAAGTTCTTTATTATGCAATTGTGGCAATTATGGCGGCATACAGTATTTATACTGTCTTAACTATGCCTAAACCACAGTCGCCTACAGTTGGTTCATCTAACAACGAACTAGCACAACGCTCAAACCAAGCTAGATTAAATGGCCGCATACCAGACCTTTTTGGTAGAGCGCGTTCATACCCTGATTTAATTGCAGAAGCTTACACCATCTATAAAGATGGTATTGAAATTGAAGAATGCATGATGTGTATTGGTCGTGGCTATTACCAAATATTCGACATGCGAGATGGTGATACTGATGTAGCGAATATTGCTGGCACATCTGTTTCAGTTTATGACCCATTTACTTCGATTGTTGGAACTCCGCTTTATCAAGTTGGCGATACCTTCACTGAATTGCCAAAGTATGTTCGAAAATCAGATTCTATCAATGGTCAGACTATCGAAATGCCTAATAGTGCAGTGCTCGAGTCGAGTAATGTGTGGTTTCAAAGCCCTAACTTAATTAAATCAGCAGGTTTAGATTTTACACAGTACTTTGCTGCTACCGACCGTATTGCTTTAAGTGGTGCTGTGTATGGTGTTCAAGATGTGAACCTTTCGGGCTCAATAATGGTAAATGAAGACAAGATGGTTATCATCGAGTCGTCAACCAATATTGATAATCCGAACTTGTTTAAAGGTTTGCAGCTCACTGGTGCATTAGTGGATATCGAGACCACTACAGGAACCCCGCCAGTAACAGAGACAAACACTCGTGATTTATCTGGTCAATATGTGGTTTCAGGTGTGACTAAGACAGTTATTGCAGGTGGTTTTCATTACGAGATTACCTTGTCAAATCCTGAAAAAGTTAACGCTAACTGGCAGTATGTTAATAACAGCTACACCATTACGGCAGGTGCTGTTCTAAACCGAAATTCAAACTCAATAACTCTTGATGATACCTACACAATCAATAGCGTTACAGCCGATACGATTGCGTTAGTCAATCCATCAGCCATTAACAGTGATTGGGATAAGTTGCTGACACTTCCAAATCAAAGTACGCAAGGACAAGAAGTTCTAGTCCGTTTTGATGCGGTAAGTTCTAAGTATGTCGGTTGGTTTAACTTCGATATGCCAGAAGCTACCCAAGCTGTGTTTAACTTCTTCTTTCCTAATGGCCTGTTTTATCAAGACAGTAAAGGCGGTGTGTGGGAGGAGAAAATCACAGTAATTATTGAGTTGCAGGCGATTGATAGTAATGGTGATCCAGTCGGATCTATTACTACCATTAATCAAGAGATTCGAGCTAATAACAAGTCACAGTTTGGTAAAACGATTTACATTGATCTGCCTACGGCTGGCTCGTTCCGCTTCCGGTTAAGCCGTACAACAGCAACTCAAGCGGGTAAGACACAAGATACTTGTAAAATTAAGTCTGTGTATGGCATGGCTGATTCAACGATAAGCCAATATGGCAACGTCACAGTACTACGCTCTCGCACAGTAGCCACTGATGGCGCCTTATCCATCAAAGAACGTAAGTTGAACTGCTTAGTAAATCGCAAGCTTCCACTTGATGGCACAGGCCCTTTGCAAGTCACACGCTCAGCAGGGCAAGCACTTATTAATTTGGCTTTAGATGAACACATTGGCCGCCGAACCAGTGCAGAGGTGGACATTGCACAAATCAATGCTGAGATTGACAAAGTAAATGCATATTTTGGATCGGTCCTTATGTCTGAGTTTAATTACACGATTGATGATGACAATCTAAGCTTTGAAGAAATTGCAGGGATGGTAGCAAGTTCGGCTTTCTGTGAGCCGTACCGGTTCGGAAGTCTAACCCGTCTCAAGTTTGAGCAACCGCAAGAAAATGCAGTCTTGCTTTTTAATCATCGAAACAAAGTGCCATTAACTGAAAAAAGGTCTTATACATTCGGTGTGCAGAAAGACTATGACGGGGTAGAGCTTGAATATACTTCTGATGTCGACGATGCACGTGTGAAGTACATCATTCCAGAAGATATTACGCCTAAGAATCCCTTGAAGATTACTACTACAGGTATTCGAAATGAAGCCCAAGCGAAAGTAAGGGCGTGGCGTGAGTGGAATAAGCTTCGCTACAAGTACATGTCTTGTGAGGTTGAAGTTCTAGATGAGTCTGAATTACTGATTCGCAATGACCGTATTTTGATTGCTGACAACACAGTTGTAGATACTCAAGACGGGGAAGTTGAAGCAGTAGATGGATTGATTATGCAAACCTCTCAGCCATGCACATTTGATGTAGGTAGGGATTACTTCATTCACTTGCAGATATCAAATGCAACTGTAGATGTAGTGCCATGCACAGGAGGTACTGATAAATATCATGTAGTGCTTAGCCGTCCACCTGTGCAGCCACTCGTTGTAAGCGACGATCGATACGTTAAAACACTCTACACATTAGTTCGTGCTGATCAAACAGAAACACAGGCATTCATGCTTGAAGAACTTACCCCTCAAACTCAAATGACCAACACGCTGAAAGCATCTAACTACGATGCTCGATTCTATGAGCGTGACCATGACTTTATTTAATTAATTAACAGAAATCCAAGCCCCTTTATCGGGGCTTTTTTTATGCCTGGAGAAAAGTAATGGCTGAAGAAATCATTACTCGCGAAGAGCTCGTAGATGCAAAGGTTGATGCAAAAGACTTAGGGGAGTGTGTCAATGGTAATGAAGCTGGTGTAGTAACACCACGTTATGGTGATGCATATCCGACTTTGCCAAAAGCTATTGAAAAATTAGAGAATACAGGTGGCTACATTACCGTAAGTTCACTTGCTAAACTCAATACCATTACGCCGCAATATAGTTATCAAGTGGCGCGCACAGACGATACGGGAGATGAGTATCGCTGGAATCCTACTGCAACCCCAACTCCAAAATGGGAGCCAACTGGTCGTAATTTCACTAAAGAAACAAAAGATTATGTAGATCAGGTTTCAGGAACAATCTCCGAGAAAAAAGTTTCCGAGTTTATAGTTAAAACACCTTCAAAAATTCTCCATGCGCTTTGTGATGCTAATGGAGATGTATATGCTTTTTTCGATGAAGATGGGCACTTATATACAACAGACCTACCTGACACTGTACAGAATGAAATATTAAGCTTGAAGGAAAAAACAAATTTAGTTCTGACAAAGGTGGAAACTGACCTTTATCATCTACTCGATAAAGATGGAAACTTAGTCTCAAAAATTGATAAAGACGGGCTTTTATATTTAACAGGTATTGATAGCTCAGTGCAGGAGTATCTCCTAAACATCAATACAAGCACTGGTTCATTATCAACTCCGAAGTCATATAAAACTAAATCTGACTTATATACACCTGAAGTTATAAGCGCTTTACAATCAAATGAGATGAAAGCCCCAATTGGCCGCGGATTACTTCAACAACAATATTATTTAGGTAGCGATTGGTTAAAGAATCTATCTGCGCCTGTGTCTTCAAATCGTATTGTGGTAGGTGCTTACAACGATAAAGGCGATAAGTCTAATTGGGTTGCTGATTCTGGGGTTGTGCACCCAAATGTTATTAAATTTGATGAGCCAGTATGTGGGTATAAATACTGGATGGGTATTAATCCATACACAAACACCAATGAAGATTATGAATTGCCATACATCTATGGTTCTAATTCCGATAACTTGGACAATTGGACTTTAATCCCAGACTTTCCACAACCGTTTGATGTCGATCCACCTGACACTGGCGGTGTTTTAAGTGGTCATCTTTCAGATTCGTTCTTTACATATGACCCTGTTAATGCAGAGCTTTGGTTTTGCTGGCGTCAAACACGATATTATTCAGCTGATCGCAATCGCGCTAATGCGACAAATACTTTCGTGGGTCGAAAAACTAAAGATGGAACTGTTTGGTCATCTGACATTATTACTATTTATCCAACCTATACAATTAATAATGATTCGAAGCTTAGCCCATCAATTTTATATAACGCAAATGACGGCTTATTTTATCTTTATTACATCAACCTAAATGGCTCAATGTCATGTGAAGTAACTGAAGATTTAAATCATCCAAACTGGCGAAAATTTGGTGACTTTCAGTTGCCATTCACAGCGTGGCATCTAGAAATGAAATGGCTCGGTAGTTCGCTTGTTGCTCTTATACATAGCGACACAATTGATCAGTTGTTTGTTGGGGTTTCTACGGACATGAAGAATTTTAAATGGAGTCAAGGGATCTTCAATGCTGCTACCAATTTGTATAAGTCATCATTCATTCCTATTTTTAATGACAATAACCAAGTCTCATTAAAAATTGTATATACAACCGATCAAAACAGCACCCCGAAATGGCAACTCCACACTACACAAACAAATTTTTCAAGCATTGAGGCATAAAATATGGCTACAGTAATTAAATCAAATTCTGTCGCGAGTCGATATATTGCAAGTGGATTGCAGCTCTCAGCACCAATCGATTTCAAGTCAAAACTGGATTTTTCATCCGAGAAATATATTCTTAATGGAGTAGAAACTGTACTTGCTCAAGTAGTCACAACTATCCGCGCAAGTGTGGGTGGATACCTTGACAATGATGGCGCATATATGACTGCTGCTGCGAATACACCGCGCATTCATAATGACCCTGTAGCTGGAAAAGGTTTACTATGTGAAAGTGCTGCTACAAATGTACTTGCGAATCCTTCTGCTCCAGCAACTCAGACTGTTTCAATTTCACCAACTGTTGGTAACTATGTTGTTCTTCAAGTGTGGGGTTCTGGTTCTGCTTCACTTAACCTGGGAGGAGTGGAAAAGGGTGTGGCTAACCAATCTGCACCTTTAGTTATTGTGCCAACCGCCTCAGGTGCAACTAATGCAATTGTGACTGTAACAGGAACACTAACGCACTTCCAATTATTCATATCCAACTCAGCACAAGTAAGACAAACAAAAATCTTAACCACAAGCTCTGATGATGTTCATACATTTAGACCAAGTTTGCCTAATCCTAAACGCGGCACATTATTATTGAAGCGCTCTGAAATTGAGTGGAAGAATCCTTCAACAACAGTTGGAGCTCGTGTTTTTAATATTGTCCAGCTTCTCAATACAACATCCGGTCTTTTCAGTCTTGGGACTCAAAAGGGTATTGCATCACCCAAAAAGGCATATTACACACGTATCACTAATGACAATACTGGTGTTGTTCCGATTAGCTTTGGCACTGCATTAGCGAAAGAAGTGATTGCAATTTGCTATGACATAGATGCAAAAACGTTAAAGATTCTAGAAAACGGGATTATTAATAATTTCACACTGCCGAACTATACTGATACAGCTGGATTTGAGCGCTATATTCTAGGTACTACGGCAGCGCAATATTGGAGTAATTACAATCAAATTATACAAGAGCTTTATGTGTATGACCGCATTCTAACTGACACAGAATTACTTCAAATCATCTAGTATTTTTATATAATATGAGTGTTGTTTTTGAATAAGTTCGGATCTGTTATAGAATCTTGGCTAACAAATAACAACACCTTATTTTCATGAAATACAGAACAGAAATAGATGGGTTGCGAGCAATCGCAGTTTTATTAGTTATATTCAATCACTTAGGTATTACCTTTTTTAGTGGTGGATATGTAGGCGTTGACGTTTTCTTTGTTATTTCTGGATTTTTAATTACTTCAATTATTAGTAAGGAAATAACTGAGAAAACATTTGCATTTAAAAACTTCTATAAAAAACGGATATTAAGATTAGCTCCTGCATATTTTCTAGTGATTTTATGCTGTTTCCTTTTCTCATATTTTTTATTAGCTCCAATGGAGTTAGTATCTTTTTATAAAAGCGTGATGTATTCGCTAGTTTTCGCATCTAACTTTTTTATGTGGAAAGAAGTTGGTGGCTATTTCTCTGCAAATGCGGAATACATTCCACTTCTGCATTTGTGGTCATTGGGTGTAGAAGAGCAGTTCTACATTATATGGCCAACAGTTTTGATGATCATGCTTGCATGGTTTAAACGTTGGACTGGTTTATTGATTGCTTTAGGTGTAATCCTAGGTTGTGTTTTAGCACATCTACTCTCGATCAAAGCGCCAGCAATGTCTTACTTTTTATTGCCGGCTCGTGCATTTGAGTTGATGATTGGCGCTGCAATCGTATTTATTAAGCCCAACAACTTTAAGTCTAGTAATGCAAATCTCTTTGCTGCATTTGGCTTGATCATGATTGTTTTTTCTAGTTTCTATCTGACTTCTGAAAGCATTTTCCCAGGTCTTTATGCTTTACTTCCGTGTGTTGGTACAGCTCTTATTATCTACAGTTTAAAAGGCCATGATGGGATTATTAAGAAATTCCTTTCACTAAATATTATGTCATTCTTCGGGAAAATTTCTTACCCGCTTTACTTGTGGCACTGGCCTCTGATCGTATTTTATAAGATCAGATTTGGCGAGCTTTCTTATCTAAGCATGGCAGGTTTGATGATTGCCATGACTTTGCTGTCATATCTAACCTATGAGTACGTCGAAAGAAAGATTCAAAACAAGTTTAAGGCTTCAAATCCTGCGCGCATTGTTTTGAAAGGTTATTTAATACCTGTATTGGCATTTGCTGCCTTTAGCGGCTTTGTTGTATATGAAGATGGGTTAAAGCAACGTTTTAACAGCAATGTGCCAGAAATAGAAAATAGTATTAATGCAGCTTCGCATAAGATACGTGGGAAGTGTTTATATGCGCCAGCAGGCGAGTTGCCGCCTAAAGATGCATGTTCCCTAGGTGTTGATAATGCAGAAACAGAAGTTCTGCTTGTAGGCGACTCTCATGCAAATCATTACTCAAATATGATAAATGTGATGCTAAAAGATGCTCATAAGAGGGGTTATGAGATTGATCAAAACTCAACTTTCTTTATGCCAGATGTTGAGCGTTATGTCCTTAAAGACGGAACAAAGAAGTTAGCACCTGAATTTAAAACACGTAATGATTTAATCAAGCATCATCTGACTGAGCATAAGTACAAGTATGTTATTTTGGCTGGCTCTTATGCTGATAACTTTATTGTCAGTCATTTTGAAGATGGAACAGGCCGAAGTAGTGCTGATGTAATGGAATCTGGTTTAGATCGAGCTATAGATCTTGTTGAGAATACTGGTGCCAAAGCATTAATTATCAAGGGTATGCCGAAAGTTCAAGAGCTTGATCAGAATTGCCCACTTCGTAAAGAAATGTTTGGTGATATTGATTGCGGCTTTGATAGAAAGATTCACGATGAGCATTTTAGGGAATGGAATGAAATGCTAAATCGACTTAAAGCTAAGCACAAAAATCTTGAAGTGATAGATATTGAGCCTTATTTCTGTGACGCAGAAAAATGCTACCTAGATCGTAATGGAACGCCTCTTTACATCGACCAAAAGCACATCAATTATGTTGCATCAGGTGAGATTGGGAATTGGTATATTAAGACAAACAGAAATCATTTTAAGGAGTAGTAATGCAACAGACTTTGCTAACTTTATTCGTGGTTCTACTAATTCTCATTGCTGTAATGTGTTTAGGGATAGGTATTTACCAATTAGATTATTTTTTCATATTTATAGGGATATGCTTAATTGCAGCGAGCTACCTATTAAAACGTGAATTTAAGCTCTATTTTTTCTTTTGGAAGGAATAAAGCCAAAACCATACAGGCCCCTCTACAGGGGCTTTTTTATTGCCGAAATTAGGGGGAACCTCATGCAAGAGCATGAAAAAACACTTATGACATTGTTAATTGTTGGAGGGCTTATTGGTATGGGTCGTCTATTAGTTTCAAATGAGCCTCTGTCATGGCGCATGATCATTGGTCGAACGATTTTAGGCTCTGCCACATCAACAGTTGCAGGCTTAATTCTAATTCAATTCCCTGATATTTCACCGGTTGCCTTAGTCGGTATTGCATGTGCTTTAGGTATTTTAGGAAGTACTTACATTGAGGAATACCTTAAAAAGAATATTAATAAGTGGGGTAAGTGATGAAGACAAGTAATATGGGATTAAACCTCATCAAAGGCTTTGAGGGTAAGCGCCTTTCCGCATACGATGATGGTGTGGGCATTTGGACTATTGGTTTTGGCACCATTAAATATCCAAATGGTATCCGAGTTAAAAAAGGTGATACTTGCACTGAACAACAAGCAGAAAATTATCTAAGAAATGACTTAGCCAAGTTTGAAACAGCTATCAATAAACTTGTTAAAGTCCCACTTGCTCAGAATCAATTTGATGCTCTAGCGTCTTTTACATATAACCTTGGTGAAACTAATTTAGCTAATTCAACCTTATTGAGGAAACTTAATAAAGGTGACTATCAAGGCGCTGCTGACCAATTCCTTGTGTGGAATAAGGCGGGCAGCAAAGTTATGAAAGGTCTAGTTCGTCGCCGAGAAGCAGAACGTGCACTCTTTTTAAAGAAGTAACTTATATGTGTAAGCGTACTAAAGTTGCATCGATCATCACATTGCTGTGCTTAATCTTCTCAGGTTGCACAGCTCACACTATTAGTACCTCTGTAAATGTTGGGATATGCGTAAAGGCTTTATAGGCTTATTTATTAATTTTGGGCAAGCCTTCCCAGCTAAAATAATTCTGCGTTAGTTTGTCTCGAGTCATTGCCCAACCTCTATTGGGCAGCCTACAACTACCTACCGCAATTTTGTGTTTCCCAAACTTCTCGACTACTTGTTCTATGGTAGTCATTAAATTCTCATCCTTTTCGACCTTATTCCAGTCTGTTAGCAGATCGTAGTTAAAGGTATCTTTAGGCTCCAAGCCTGTCAAAATCACCCCGCATTTTTTATATTCAATTCCTCTCGCATATAGATGTCTCATTAAAAAAGTGGCTATCTGCACCATCTTCAAAACATTGTCAGTTGGCACACTAACCGGAAGAGACTGTGATCTATTAAAGAAAGGCCTGTGCTTGTCGAATGGATTTGATTGGGCAAAAACGATAATACAGCCGCACAGCAATCTATCTTTTCTTAACCGGACCACGGCATTTTGCATGTAGAGTGAAACAGCTTCTTGTAGGTCGATGAGCTCAGTAACTTTCTGACCGAATGATTTAGAGGAAATGATCTGCTTTTTGCTTGGCGGTGTATGTTCAATCTCAATGCATGAAATGCCTTGCAGTTCGTAGACTGTACGGGCCATCACAATAGAAAAGTGCTTCTGCATTTCTCTAGGCTCAGTGCAAGCTAGATCTAGTACAGTATGAATGCCCATGCCATTTAACTTTTTAGTATGCTGCCTTCCAACACCCCAAACCTCTGATACATCTATAGAGGATAGATAGGACTCTTTATTACAAGGATCCATAGCAACTAAATTACATACACCATCAAATGCTTTATTCTTCTTTGCAATGTGGTTTGCTATTTTTGCCTCAGTCTTTGATCTGCCTATTCCAATGCAAACTGGAAGGCCAATCCATTGCCATATACGGGCCTTCATATGTTGGCAGTAAGCGGTTAGATCATAATTATTAAAATAGGCTGTTAGATCTAGAAAGCATTCATCAATAGAGTAGACCTCTTGCTCGCCCTCGGCTACATAGTGCCTTAGAATATTCATAAATCTGCGGCTCATCTCAGCATAGACACTATAGTTGCTCGAGAGTACTACTACATTATGTCTTTCTACAATGTCGCGAATCTGAAAGAGGGGAACACCCATCTTGATGCCAAGATCTTTAGCTTCTTGTGATCTGGCAACTGCACAGCCGTCGTTATTGCTGAGGACAATGACGGGCCGGTTGTTCAGTTCAGGCTGAAAGAATCTCTCACAACTGACATAACAGTTGTTGACATCCACTAATGCAAAAATTCGCTCTCTCATGGCTATCTTGAAAACGTTACAAATTCAAAATAAATGGTAGAGCTGAGCCTGAATAAATTCAAATTTAAAAAACTGTGGATAAATAAGCACTAGTCGTAACTTGTCGCAGGCGATAGTGCATTTGGTCGGAAAATGTACTCAAGAAAAATCTAATCCAATTTTTTATTTAGTGATGAGTAAAACAATTTTTGTTGTTGAAAACTGTGGATAAATGGCGCATTACGCCAAATCTACGCCAAAATATAGATAAGCTATTGATTTTATAAAATGAATTGGTGCGCCCGGCGGGGATCGAACCCACGACCCCAGGTTTCGGAAACCTGTACTCTATCCAACTGAGCTACGAGCGCATGCGTGGGGCACATCATAGGAAAAAAACACTTGCAGGTAAAGCACGAA